ATATACAACGACGAAAGTAATTGGTTTCCCTTTATACAAAGTATAGAGGATGTGCTAAAACGTATGTCTCATCTTAGTATGCAGATATCCGATTTAGATAACAAGATAGGAGAAACACAAGGAATGATAAAGAACTTGAGAAAAGTGCTGATAAAGCTGGAGATAGTAGATGACCGATTCGTCTTCTGATGTCACAGAGATAGAAGCCATAGCTGATATGGCTGGTGAACTTATCCATACTAAAATAGAAATGGCAAAGAGAGATACGCAGATGACTCATGTAATGAGAATAGGCACTTTTCATATGGAACTGGTTCCAGATAAGGATATAAACGTAGAAAAGATATTTAATGAAATGTTAAGTAGACTAATGAAAAAATATGGAGAAAAACTACTAGAGATAAATATACAACAGGTGGACAATGATAAAGGAAGCGATAGAAGACAATACGCATAAATATGTTTGCAACATATGTTTGGAGAATGTATTGGAAAGTGATATAGAATGTGACGGGCCAAGGCATTACGTCTATATTGAAGTAAATGAAACTCCATTAGAAGAGATACAAGAGAGAAAGTTCGGGATATATGTAGACCCCGAAACTGGAAAGATGGTAAAGGCGAAAGCTTTAAATAACCCTGTGATGTTGGGTTAGGAGAGATAAGTATGTCAGACGAAGAAAAGAAAAAGACAGAACTAGAATTAGTGGCCGGATTGTTCCGGAACACAGATAAGAACGGTAACATATACTACACCGGAAAGAATGAAGGTGGAGATGAGTATGTTATGTTCAGGAACTCATACTGGAAGGAAGGTGCAAGTAAGCCATACTTCCGTGTTATGAAGCGCATAGAGAAGAAAGAAACAACGGTAGAGGATTAAACATGAAACGAATAGACTTAGAAGATATTTTAGATTCTTGGATGGATATGTTGAATGCCATGCAACACCCTCGTATGTATAGGAATACACGACTGTCACAAATAGCTGACGGTGTAGAGATGGGGGAACACGGCACTATAGGAGACTGGGAAGATAGGAATGGCGATATAGCTATTACTATTGATATGCCCGGTGTCCAGAAGAAAGATATAGAGTTGACCGTGGATAAGCATATGGTTACAGTAAAGGCTAAGGCTGAGGATAGAGATTACAGCTTTGAAAAAGAGTTTAATAGTTTTACAACTACTCTTGACCCTACCAAAGTAGAGGCTAACTTTAACAATGGCGTTCTGGATATAACCATCGAGAAAGCAAAAGAAAGTCAAGGTAAGAAGATAGCCATTAAATGAGCTATAGTGACTGGATACAGTCATCTAAAAGCGAGAGAGTGTGGTTAGAAGACTCTATGACTGCTTTAGTTCAATTCGCCTTTATAGCCCCTATACATAGGATAAAGCACTGGAATCAGGGCAATAGTAGAAGGTCTAAGTGCTGGGCCAAGGAAGGTAAGTGTAAGTTCTGTCAGAGTGGTATACCTAAAATCCATGAGTTTACTTATGGTATATATCACTCACAGTCAGAATATAGTGGTGGGGGGATAACGAAGATTTCTTATCTTTCCTCTGCCCTGTCTACACATACAAACTTCCAGAAACTATTTACAAAGATTATAGAAGGGGCAGAAAATCCTACTGATATAGTATTTGAAATTGAGCGCTCTAAGATAAAGACTTCAATGGGGCGTTCAGTGAAGGGATATGAACTAAAGAAGACTGATACAGAACCCTTTGTGGCTGAAAAGTTTAGACCGTCACTATATGACTCTGAAGAACAAGAATGGAAATGGATAGTTCCAGAAGAGATAGTTGACTTTCTAAAGGATAAAGATGGAGAACCTATCACCCTGATAGACTTGTTCCTTTTATTAAAGGACCGGTTCAGTGGTATAGATGAGAAGGATATAAAAGTATATTCTATACGTCTGGTTGACAACAATGTTCTCGACCTGCGTAGAGCGAGGGAAAAATGGATATGAAATTAAATAAATATATATACAGTAAAATGTTAGAAGTGGAATACGAATCGTTGCCGTGGTCTGAAGACGACATAGAGGATTGGATAGTAGATTGGTATAACGATACGTTTAAAGAGTTAAAAGAAGGCGCAAAAGCAGTGCCTCGTGGTCCTCCTATGTGGCTTGCTGGCCCACGGTGGTATAACCGTAGGGACCGAAAGATAAAGGAAGCGCGCGAAGCGGAAGAGAAGATAAAAGAAGCGGAAGAACGGAGTTATGAAAAAGATGAGGTATGAACTATACGACCTGACCAGATACTTCCATAACGTAAGAAATAAAGATGGTGTATTAAACCCTATCCTTGGAGAGGATGAGCTAGCTTTGAGTGCCTGCTTATCCTATCTTTTAGAAGATAATAACTTTGTTATCAAAGCGTATTCTGGGACAGGAAAGACAGTGATAATGGAAGCTATTTTTGGTTTAATTCCAGAGGAGTTTTACTATTCACTGGAACATCTTTCTGAGACTGCGGTCTGGTACGATGCTGAGAAGATAAACCGTTCTCGTTTCATAGCTATACCAGAAGCACAGAAGCTTCCTGAAGCAGTGATAGAGGTGGTAAAGACATGGGGCGACGGGAGAACAGCGTTTAGGAAGAGAACAGATGTAACGATAGGAGAGACAGTTGAAACTAAGTTGCATCCTAAGTATGTCTTTATGTGCGTAGCAGTAGAGAATACCAAGGGCGCAGCGTACTTCGACGCAGAGTTGGAACGTAGGTGTATGATTATGCATACTAACCCCACTGTGAAACAGACGGAGAGGGTATTAAAGCATAAACTGCTACATAGTGCGCTGCCTAGAGCAGAGCTAACTACCATGACAGATGAAGAGATGGAAGGACTTAAAAAGCATATACTGGATGCAATCGTTGAGAGAGATGATGAGGACGCAATGCATATGAAGAACCCGTGTGCGCCCTTCTTATATGAAGCGATACCAAGCGCCTTCCCTGTATCAAGGTCTAAGGTGCAGTATCTATTGAGAGTTATCAACGCTGTGGCTAGGTTTTACCCAGACGAGATACTAAGAGTTAAAAAAAACGGAGTGCAATACGGGTTGGTTACGCCGAAGCATAACTGGCTTGGGCTACGGATTTATTTAAACTCCTTCGTATCAGAATGTCTCCATATGCCTAGCCATGGTACAGATATACTGAAGCTCTTTCCTAATACGAGGATAGACAGGTTTGGCTTCGCTGATGGAGATACTATACGTATGTCTAATAATGAGATTAAGAAAGCAGCTAAGGCTGCTGGCTTACCCTTCACCAAAATAGAGCCTATCCTTAGTGCCTTAGTTATGACAGGCTTTCTAGAGGTGGATGAAGATAAGGGTAAGAAGTTATATTACAAGAGTCCTCTGTTTGAGGAACCTGTAGCAAAGATAAACTGGAGTGATTTAATTGAAGAAACAAAAAAGTTTATGGCAAAGAACTGGACTTCCGCGAGTAGGGAGTACGTTGAGCGCTTTTGTAGCGATATCGAGATTGTTGACCCGCTTACTGGGAACGACTTTAAGTTGGGTAAAGGAGCAAAGAGAGCGATAGATATAGAATCTGACGCCTTTGAGCCCTTTAAGACATACAAAGATACAAAGTTCAAAGACTTTGATACCTTTATGCTAAACGCAGAAGGAGACTATAATGAAAAAGAAATCGAAACAATCAAGTCCTATTATAAAAAGGGCTAGAACCCGCAAGCATGGACAGCTATACGCTGTAGTAAGAGAGATGAGTGGAGGCTCTCGTATGGTAGCGCTATGTGAAGACGGGTTGACACGCATGATAAGGATAGGAGGTAAGCTTAAGAAGCGCATGTGGTGTAGGAGGGACGACCTTATAATAATACAACCATGGGTTGTTCAGAGTGATAAGAAAGCGGACTTGGTATATAGATACTTACCCGCACAAAGAAATTGGATGATAAGAAATAATAAGATACCAGAGGTGATTAATATATGGTAAAAGGAATAGAAGCTACCTATAAGGATTTCACTCGCAACACAGCGAGATATCCTAAGCGTAGAGAAAAAGAATACCTAATGTTGGGTTTGATGAATGAAGCTGGCGAAGTCGGTGGAGCATATAAGAAAGAGATAAGAGACAGAGTGGACAACACGGACCTTATCATTGATGAATTAGGAGATGTCTTATGGTATCTTACTCGTCTATGTGATGTCTATGGTATTGAACTATCAGAACTGATGGTTAATAACATGGACAAGCTCTTTAATAGGATGAGTCCAGAAGAACTTAAAATATATAGAGAAGAAAATTAATGAACATACCCCTAATAGCAACAATCAATCATAGGACTATTGACCTTGAAACAAAAGCTCAAAAGGTCAAGATGTATATAAACGGAAAACCTGAAGCTACTGTTAGTCCTTATACTCCTTACTATTTTTTAGAAGATAAAGAAGGAAAGGAATATAAAACAATTGCGAGTGATAGAACTATAAAACTTTCTAAGCATACTTATTTGCCTATGAGAGACGTAGTACCACCACAAGCGCTTTATGATGGTGGAAGAGAAGCCCTGCTTGAACGCTTACTAATAGAACATCCTGAGTTTTTTAAGAACTATCCAAACACTGATAACTTAAAAAGCCTCGTATTTGATATTGAAACGCATTCTCCAGATGGCTCCTTTCCTTTTGGAGAGAAGTATCCTGTCGTGGCGATAGGTATAGTAACTTCCACCGGAGAGCGTGACGTGCTACTATGGGATGGTGAGGACGACAGGAAGGTCATACTTCAGTTCGCTGAATATATCAATGACTATGACCCAGATATAATTATTGGTTATAACTTAGTAGGTTATGATATACCACAAATACTACACAGAGCGAGGTTTCATGGTCTTAAAGGATATAAAAAGATTCTCAACCGTGATAATTCTACATGGGGTTGGGAACAGGGTAAAAATGATAAAGACCTTAAGATGCAAGCTGGGGGGCGTATAATACTCGATTTACTAAGGTGGACTAGGCTAGACTATTCACTTTCAGGAATACCAAGAGGTCTCAAGTCTGTTTCACAAAACTTTGGGTTAGAGCCTTTGGAGCTTGATTTCGCAAACAACGACCTTCTAGACTATAGCATGGATGAGATAAATGCCTATGTATTGTCTGACGTTGATTGCACCATGTATCTATATAACCACTACTTCCCTCAGATACAATATATCGCAGAGACCTTGTGTGTGCCTTTAGCAACATATGTCAATGCCCCAGCTAGCTATATAACTAAGATACTTCAAGGTAGGTCTCTATACAAGCAAGGTATGGTTACGTTAGATAGGAATAAAGAGCGACATCCAGAGATATATAAAGCTGATAAGGGTAACTATCAAGCTGCCCACATAGAGCTATATCAGCCCGGTTTCCACAAAAGAAATATAAAAATAGACTTTGGTTCTTTTTATCCTTCTATCTCAATGATGCTTAATCTAGGGCCAGACACTACGCAGATAGTAGGCTACGACGAGTATAGTGAGACCATAGAAGAGAAAGATGGTATATTATATATCCCTGATAACAACGTAGGGAAGAGAATAATGGTGCGGATAGATAACTCTAAGAAGAGTTGTTTATACGATATGTGTAAAGAGTTTAATGAAATGCGAAAGCCTTATAAACTTGGTAAGACGAGAGAAGATAAGAGCAAGTCCGATGCTCTTAAAATAATGGTGAATACCTTCTATGGTGCCAATGCAAATCCTTACATTAGTTACGGTGATATGGGTGTTAGTATCACTATTACGTCAGTGGCACGCTGGCTACTTCTCTCGGCAGTATCAATCATCAGAGGGAGATATGGCGAGGACGCTGTCGTATATGTACATACGGATGGGATTAATTGCAATGTTGATGTTGATGCTACGTGGTTGGTCAATAGACTAAGAATACTGCTGAAGCACACGTTCTCTACCTGTGAGCCTGAACATATCACAATGGATAAAGACTACTATAGAGAAGGAGTGTGGTTACAGATAGGTAATTATGTCCTTCGTAATGAAGATGGTAGTCTCACTAAACACGGTAGTACTTTCAAAGCTACCACCCGTTCTAAGTTCTACTTAAAGGTCTTAGATAGACTAATAGAATCTAGAATCAATAATACTATAACACAAAAGTTTATAGATAAATTATATAACTTGGAGGAATATGAGATTAATGACTTTGTTATGCGTAAGTCTATGGGAAGAGCAAAGGACGCTTATAAGTCACAGACCGATTTAATACTTAAGCTAATAGAGCAAGGAGAGGGTATAGGTATGACTCCTAGCGAAGGAACTACCTTCTACTATGTTAAAACCAGAGAAGGTTATAAGTTAGAATCTATGGTAAAGGACGTGGATGAGATAGATATAACTTATTACTGGGACACTATAAGCACCCTCCTTCAGAAGTTTACTCTACAGGAATGGATTAAAAAGTCACCTCCTTTAACCTTACTAGACAAGAAACAACAGAGTTTAATGGAGTGGATATGATGGAGTGTACAAAGTGTGATAAGGATTTCCCCGCAGCCACTAAATTTTGGGAACGGCACTATTTAAAAGAAGGGTTGGCGGGTAGGTATTGTCGATGTAAAGAATGTACTAGAGCCTGTAATAAAGCAAGATATCAAAAACCAAGAGGATGGGGGCGCCAGACCATTTATAATAAGAAGGCTGCTGGACACGTTGTAGATATAGACCCTGAATATATAGAAAAAATATGGCCTAAAGATAATAAATGCCCATTGCTAGAGCGTAAATTCATAATAGGTACAGGAACACTAAATAAAATGTCACCAACCCTAGATAGAATTATACCTGAAAGGGGATATATAAAGGGTAATGTGCTTATAGTATCACATTTAGCTAACCGTATTATGTCTAACGCTACAGTGGAACAGGTAAGGCAAGTAGGAAAGAACATGAGAAAAATAAGAGGAGTTTAATGGAGTGAATATGACCAGTCTGGAAAGCACTATACAAAGAATCAATGAAGTTACTGCGACTATGGAAGCGCAGGGATTAAAAATCACACCCGCAGTTGTGATTGAATTAACTAAGCAAGCACATAATGAATTTATGAAAGGACAACGGCGCCCAGCAATGCCTGATTTTTCTGAACCTCGATTCAACACTGAGATGATAGTTTATACTATACAAAATTCGCAAAACCGAAAGGTATATATAGGAAAAACAATACGGACGTTCTGTAAGAGGTATTCTAAAGGTAAGTGGTGGAAACATACTGATAACATTGACCTTAACTTTGACCTTGAGAAATACGGATACGCTAATTTTAGAGTAAACATATACCGTTGTGATACTAAAGAACATATGGATGAAATGGAAGCTAGTTTAATAAGTATAAATTGGGCTGTACGTTATAATAGACGCCCTGAAGCAGAGGTGAAATAATGGGCCAATCTTTATATAGGCATATCACTCATAGGTTAAGTAGGCTAGATGTATATGTCGGCAAGTACGGCATCTTTGGCCTACTAAGGAGAATAAAAAAATGGACGAAAATGATGGTAAAAAGCTTTCTGCGTTTCTTAAAGACGCTGAAGTCAAAGTGGTTTGGCGAGAAGAAGAAAGAACAAAAGTTGGGAGGGGAATGATTACAAATGACGACGAAAATTTTGTATACCTCACTGGCGAAAAGGGGACGGTTATTGTTAATAAAAAGGACATTATTGCAATCAAGCAGTGAGGTAGTATAATGACCCAGCACGCGCCCCCACACACGACACATCCGATGAGCGGCCCAGAGACAGGAGAACTTAAATGGGATACTCCTAAAAAGGGTAAGCTCAGAATAATGCCTATATCTGATAGCCCATGGGCCCCTACTGGGTTCGGTACTAATACTAAAAATGTATCTGCTATACTAACAAAAGATGGACATCATATAGGTTATGCTGGCTGCCAAAATCCTGTGCATACTAAATATATTACTGAGTGGCCTTTAGGACAAACAGAGAAAAAGGTAGAGTGGGAGAACCTACCCATAATGTATCCGGGCAAAGAACGGTTCGGAGAACAGAGTTTTAAACATTGGCAATCAAATTTCAAGCCTGATGTGATATGGACACACTTAGATTTCCAAATGTTCCAGCATGTAGCTGGTTTCAAACGACCAGATAAAGCTACTATTCCCTTGTATAATGAAGAAGGGAAACTATTAAATAAAAAACAGCGCTCAACCCTTGTAACTAATATGTTTAAAGAGATAGCCAAAGGCCCTCCATGGAAATGGGCTGCTACTATTCCTTTTGATGGTCAACCCTGCGTTCCTTCTTGGCAACAACTTCTTGACCAAATAGATTATAAAATTTGTATGTCTCGATATGGTCAATTGTGTATGGAAGAAGACTTCGAGGGGTGCGAAGAGTCATGGTATATGCCTCATGGTGTAGATTGTAATTTATTTAAACCTCAGCTCAATCCTATGTATGGGAAAAAACCATTGAAAGATATAGCTGATGGGGCATTTGTGGTAGGGTGCGTAGCAAGAAATCAACACAGAAAAAACATACCTCAATTAATAAAGGGATTTAAAGAATTTGTAGATAGAAACGATTTAAAACCAGACCAAGCTAAACTTATATTACATATGGATTGGAATGATGATATGGGTTGGAAATTCCCATTCTTTGCACAAAGATATAACTTAGAAAAATATTTACTACCTCCTTTGATGGGAGTTTTAGATGCAGGTGAAGCTCCAGATGAGGCGGGAATGGTTGATTTATACAATTGTATGGATGTCTTTGTCTTACCCACAGCAGGAGAAGGTTTTGGTATACCCACTATAGAAGCGATGGCGTGTGGAGTGCCAGTGTGTGTGACAAATTATACTACAGCTTGGGAAATTATAAAAGAAGATAACCCAGAAACAGCGGTATTTCCACTATATCCTTTAGGAGGAAAACCGGGAGAAGATGAGAAAATGAACGGTAGAGACCGTTTATTAGAAGAAGATATATGTAAAGCAGGTATACTACTACCTTATAAAGATATGTGGTGGGACACACCTAAACGAGCGTCCCCTCAAAGAGCTATATGTTCTTCTGTAGCTATAGCCGATGCGCTAGACTACTACTATCACAATCCAACGGAAAGAATTAAAGCAGGAAAGGCTGCAAGAGAAAAATGTAAAAAGGAATATGACTGGCCCGTATTAGAAAAACGATGGCTGGCAATGGCTAAGATATGGGAGGAAAGAAAATGAATTTAATATTTAATTTAGATGGAGTTATATGTAATGAAGAAGATGTTCTTCTAATGAAACACTGTAGACCCCTTGTTAACGTTACTGAATTTATGCAGTGGCTTGTAACAGAAGGTCATCATATAACTATATGGTGTGAAAGAGAAAATACTCTGGAAATGAAAATGATGACTGAAGATTGGCTACTAATAAATCAAATCCCTTACGATAGGCTTATATTTGATAGGCCTAAAGAGCCGATTTTTGTTAGCGACACACCCCCTAACGCTAAGTATTATAAAGATTGGGGAGATAATGATGTAGTAAGTTTAATGTTTGAGGAATGGAAAGTATGTATAACCAAGAAGGAACAGGAATAGGAGCGGTTGGACCGCTAGTAAAGGTCACATGGAATGACGCAGCAGCACAGATAAAGATACACAGAATCAATGCCTTAGACCCAACAGAACATCTAGCGGTATGTGAAACTATAGGGGAACTAATAATAGATGACCCAAAGGCTTTAATACTACTGCAACACTGGTCTGATACAGATGGCATAGACATCTTAGCAATCCCTAGGGATTGGTGTCAAAAAATAGAAGTGATAAAGGAATGTATTACAGAGAGTTTGGAATCCCAGCCAGAATAGATAGATGTTATACAGTTGAAGAACTGGAAACAAATATTAAAAAGTATAATGGCAAGACGAATTGCTATGCTAGTGTTTATGTATTTGATGATGAAGCTGAGATAGTAGAAGGTAAGACTAACTACGAATCAGCTATGATTAACACTATATGGTTCGATTTCGACCACAACAAGGATGTAGAAAAATGTTTAAAGGATGTAAGGAAATTTATACGCCGGTTTTGCAACCCGCTAAAGATAACCCCGAGGATATATCTTACAGGGGGAAAGGGCTTTCAAATGAATATAGACTTTCTCACCCCAGTGGACTTACCGGCACACATAAAGCGACAAGCTATTCAAAAGTATTTAGCCTTTCTTAAAAAGAAATACTACTTGAATACGCTGGATGATATATGCATTAAGAATAGTATCTCGAGTATGAGACGTATAGTTAATACTGCCTATATTTCAAAAATAGAAGGAACTCCTACGGGAGTGTGGTGCACTCAATTTACTGTGGACGCTATTATGTCTAATGATATAGCTGCAATTTATGCTATGGCTATGGAAGATAATGGAGGAGTTATTGCCCCAGTTAAAAGTGCTAAAGCACAGAGAAGATTTATAGAATTTATCTGTGATGAACACGAAGTTAAGCACACCGTTTCTAACGGTATAGATTTACTGTTAAGGAGAATAGAAGAGGCTACAAGCTCTATTAGTCATAGCTTTGGTATGACTAGTGGTAATATAAAGCCCCCTAGGGAGCTAGTATTAGACTTAATAGAGCGTAATATAAAGCGTGGACAAAGCAACCACGAAGAGAATAAGGTCATAGCGTTTGAATTAATCAACGCCGGATGGTCTGATAGTGACATATCTTTCGTGTTCAGGAGTATATATAATGAGCCCGCCGGAAATTGGGGTTGGTATTCAAACAATCATAATGAAGCTGGGTCTAATATAATATCTCTTAGAGCGAAAGGTATAAATAGGTACTCATCTGATAAGTTAGATGAGTTAATGGTCCGCAAGGCTGCGGATAAATGAAACAGGTGATAAAATGGCAAACATGAAACGACTAGAGAAAAGACTAGAAAATATGGAAAAATGGGCGAAGGATTTAGAACGAGGTTCTGGACCAGCCCAAACAATGGAGAACATGAATTGGCTTGTTAGTCAAACCAGACTGTTGGGTGACAGACTTCAACAATCTGAAGAAGGGTCGCAAGGTGCTTCAATGGCTATACAGCGTAACAATGAGATTCTCCAAGAATTTCTTGACAAGCACGACATGATACGTGACTGGCAAGTATATTTGGAAGAGCTCCAAAAACGAGCAGAAGAGGAAGAGAAAAATGCCCTTCAAGAGCAAGAAACAAAGAGCGTGGATGCACGCGAAGAAGCCGAAGATGGCAAAGAAGTGGGAGAAGGAGACGCGTAAAGGCGCTAAACTTCCCACCAAAGTCAAGAAGCGAAAGAAAAATACGGGACGCCGTAAAAAGAAAAGGTGATTAATCATGGCAAAAGATAAAAAAGAGACGAAAGCGGAACCAGCTCCAAAGCCCGTGGCACAGCCCGAGCCCGAGCCACAACCCGCAGCACCCGAACCTGAAGTGGTTGGGGACAAGCATGACACGCTGCCTAAAGAGGATAATACTGGGGATGACCTAGTTCTTCATGACTCTGGACAGCTAGGACGATGGATAGATGGGAACTTCATACCCGTAAGGTGATAGCATGGTATTCGGAAAGAAAGAAACTAAAAAGGTAGCGCCGAAAAAGGCTGCGCCTAAAAAAGAACTAATGCATACTTGCAAGCCCAGAGATAAAACTGGTTGCAAAGCGTGCGCGGAGAAATAATGCCCACAGACGAACTATATAAGAAGGTTCAGGATGACCCTATAGGTGATGTGAAAGAACTAACATTTGAACACCCTTCACAAGAAGAGATTAATGATATGGCCCGTGCTTCTCATAGGCCTACATTAAGTTATTACAGCTTACCAGATAAGGATAAAGATAAGCCCTGTATGGATTCAATAGACTATATGCCTAACGTAAGATACCTAGAGGCAGTAGGAGCTACACAAAAACCGGGAGACCGGAAGTATGGCGCTCAGGACGACTAATGCCTGACAACGAAACGTGCAATTACTGTTCTCGGCTCAAATCTAATTGTAATTGTTAGTTATGGTTAAGCTTAGCGCTAATTTTGCAGCAGGGTTTGAAACTTCAAACCAAGTTTGTAAGTGTGATGAAGACGAAGACTGCACTTGTGGATGCCGCGTTTTGATTGATTATAAATAGACGGGTGGTGAACGATTGAAACTAACAGACTTTGCTGAGAAGTATCCAATAGCTGTAGAGACAGGTACCTTTATAGGTGACACTGCTAGGCATATAGTCTATTGAATCCAT